GTATGGGTTGGAACGAGGCCGGGTCCAAGGAAACAGCGAATGGTAAGAAGACCAGAGAGGTCCGGAAGTTAATCTGGACGGTAATTGATGGGAATAAGAGCTCGAGGAGCCAGCAAGCGAAAAGGACCCCGAAATCCCCGGATGGATCAACGTCCCGACCCCTCGAACCGGGTGTCATCGAAGGGCGGGGAAGCGGGGACGTCTCAGACGCTGCAGATCCAGACGCCCCAGTGGATGGTCCCGCTCCTGCAGAAGGCGCGGTACAAGGCGGCGCACGGAGGCCGCGGGGGTGGGAAGTCTAGGGGTTTTGGGGTCATGCTCATTGCGAGCCACATAGCGGACCCAGATCGGAACACGGTCTGTGTCCGTGAGGTACAGAAATCCCTGGCCCAGAGTGTGAAGAAGTTGCTGGAGCAGGAGATCCGGAGATTGGAAGTCGGAGACTACTTCGACATCAAGGCGACGGAGATTCGGTCGAAGAAAGGGCATGGGGTCATAATCTTCGAAGGAATGTCAGACCATACGGCGGAAAGTATCAAGAGCCTGGAGGGTTTCGACTGCGCTTGGGTGGAAGAGGCCCAGTCGATTTCAGAGCGGTCTCTGGATCTCCTCCGCCCCACGATCCGGAAACCGGAAAGTGAGATCTGGTTCTCCTGGAATCCGAGGCTGAAGACCGACCCGGTGGACGTTCTGTTTCGCGGGGAAGAAGGACCACCGCCCGACTCGGTGGTCGTGGAGGTCAACCATCCTGATAACCCGTGGTTTACAGAGGTTCTCAAGAGGGAAGCAGAACACGCCCAGCGGACGAACATCAAGAAGTACCAGCACATTTGGGGTGGCCAGTACTTGGAGCACGCCGAGGCGATGTACTTCAAGAACTGGCGGGTTGAGGAGTTCGAGACCCCGAAAGATGCTCAGATCCGGCTGGGTCTGGACTGGGGATTCCATCCACACCCCCTGGCGGTAGTGGGTTGCTATATTGAGGGGCGGAATCTCTATATTGATCGAGAGGCCTATGGGATTGAAGTCTCGATCGCCCAGACTCCGATTCTGCTGATGACGGTCCCGGGTACGGACAAACTGGAGATTGTAGCCGGGTCGGACCGGCCAGAACGCATCCAGGATCTCCGGGAGAAGGGATTCCGGATCTTCAGTGCCACCCGCGGGCCGAAGTCGGTGGACCAGGGCCTGGAGTGGTTGGAGAACTACAACATAATCATCCACCCGCGCTGCAAACACACGGCGGATGAGTTTGCGCTCTTCAGTCACCCCATCGACAAACTCACCAGGCGGGTCCTGCCGGGATACGTGGATGAGAACAACCACTGTATCGAAGCGGTGCGGTATGCCTGTGAGGCCGTGAGGCGGATGGTCTTGAGGAAGTCGGACCGGCCTTCTAATATATCCTACCTACCCACTATTCAACGATGGAGTTCCGGAGGTGCGAGACGTGGATAAGGGCTCCGACAAAAAGATGGTTTTGGGGTGCATCGTGGCGAACAGGCTAGAAGACAAAAAAGCTATCGCTACGCTGGAACCTGTCTATGAAAGCATTGTTGAAGCCCTCCACAGCCTCGTTCCGTTATTCATACCCGGCATGAGACTCACCCTCGTGGCGCGGTTACCTGGAAATGTGGAGGCCAGTTTAGTGGTATCGGCCGATGATCTCGAGGAAGTTGCCAAGGCTGTTCTTCATGTAGGTGGACTGGGGATAGAGAAAGGGGGGGTGGATGGCTAGCCGGACTCAAGATACCTCGTCTAATCTGGACCTGGTTCCCAAGGGGACGAAAGAACGAGATCTCCACGAGGTACACGAGGAAGCTCTCGTTCAGTTTGGCTACATCCAGTCCGCCCTTCGCGATGAACGAATGCAGTGTCTCCAGGACCGACGTTTTGTAAATATCGCCGGGGCGCAGTGGGAAGGCCCATTGGGCGAGCAGTTTGAGCATAAGCCGAAATTAGAGGTCAACAAGACCGCCAAATCAGTGGATGGGATTATTCGAGAGTATCGAAATAACAGAATGGACGTTCGGTTCGTCAGCAAAGATGGAGCAATAGATGACAATCTGGCTGATACTTGCGCGAAACTGTATAGATCGGATGAACAGGACTCCAGCGCAGAAGATGCCAAAGATAATGCCTTCCAGGAGTCCGTTGATGGTGGTATAGGAGCCTGGCGTCTTCGAACCCGGTATGAGAATGAGGAAAGTGAAGAAGAGGACGAACCCCAACGCATCGTATTTGAGCCCATCGTAGATGCGGATTCTTCCGTTTTCTTCGACTTGGACTGCAAGAGGCAAGACAAATCCGATGCTCGATATTGTTACGTGGTCACATCAATGACCTATGACGAGTACGAGGCCGAGTATGACGAGAGCCCAGCGAATTGGCCAAAGCAAATTCAACAGAGGTACTTTGATTGGCTAACGCCGGATGTTGTCTATGTGGCCGAATACTATATCGTTGAGTGGGAACCGGGGAGAATCCTTTTCTATCGGGGCCTCGATGGTAGCGAGGTTTCTCATACAGATGAAGAGTTAGAGAATGATGAGGACCTGGCCAGGACTCTCAAAGCCACCGGGTTCAGGAAGACGAGGGAGAAGAAGGTTCGCCGGAAGCGGATCCATAAGTATGTCCTCAGTGGAGGAGCCGTACTCGAGGATTGCGGATGCATAGTTGGTAGTGAGATACCGATCGTTATTACCTATGGAAAACGGGTGTTCATTGACAATGTGGAGAGAGTCCAAGGCCATGTAAGGGGAGCCAAGGACAGCCAGCGAATATTGAATATGCAGGTCAGTAATCTTGCTGAACTGAGTGTTATGTCACCTGTGGAAAAGCCCATTGTAACTCCGGAGCAGATTGCTGGGCATCAGGAGATGTGGGCGGAGGATAACATTGTTAATCGCCCCTACCTGGTTCTTAATGCAGTTATGGATGCTGCGGGGCAGCAGGCTTTATCCGGGCCTCTTGGATACACAAAGGCACCACAGGTACCCCCAGCGCAAGCGGCGCTAATCCAATTTTCGAATGACAATATCAAAGACATTATGGGAAACCCCGATGAAGCGGGGAAGGTCATATCCCATGTCACTGGCCAAATGGTTCAAGCTGCACAGCAGGTCATTGATAGCAATGCCTTCATCTACATATCGAACATGGCCAAAGCTATCCGCAGATGCGGGCAGATTTGGTTATCGATGGCGCGCCAGCTCTATACCCAAAAGGGTCGAAAGATGAAAGGTATCGGAGACGTAGAATCGAGCATGACTCAGATCGAGCTTCAAAAGCCGATTATCGGCCCCGATGGCAAGGTCACGAAGGCGAACGATCTCACGAGAGCCTTCTTTGATGTGACGGTGGAAGTGGGTCCCTCGAGTGAAAGTAAGCGGCAAGCAGCGACCCAGATCATTGCTGGTGCTCTTCCCGTTATTCAGGACCCGACGACTCAGGGTGTTTTGGCCCTCTACTACCTCTCCCAAATTGAAGGCGAGGGTGTGGCCGCTCTCCGGGAATATGCTCGGATGGAGCTTCTGAAAAAGGGCGTTGGGACGCCGACTCCGGAAGAGGTCCAGAAGATGGCTCAGCAGGCGCAGCAACAGGCCGCGAAGCCCAGTCCAACGGACCAATTCGCCTTGGCTTCTGCCGCAAAGGCTCAAGCCGATGCCCAGAGGGCGGTTGCAGATCAAGCCCTTATAGCCGCGCGAACGGAGAAAACAAAGGTCGATTCCGTTGTGGCGCTGGCTGGTGTCGACAACGACAAGAGGAAAGCAGCTTTAGATGAGGTCAAGACCCTCTCTGATATCCATCTGGACCACAAGCAGTCCGCGATGGATACGGCGGAGAGTCTGCATGGGATGCTGACGCAACCAAGTCAGGATTCACCGCCAGGAGCGGGACAATAGTGTCAATCGAAAACGACCCGGCCGTTTTGCCGGAGGAGCAGGGTGCTACGGTCACCGACCCCCAGGTGATGGAAGAGCAAGGGGAGTCGTCGGCGGAGGACGCAGGCGAAGGTGCGGGCACGGGTGCCGGTTCGGACAGTGATTCGAGCACGGTGATGGCAGAAGTAGGGAAACCACAGGCGGAGGAGCACGACCTGGTGGTAGCCGGTGACGAGCCGGTGACCAAGAAGGTAGTGGAGTCTCCTGAAAAAGCCAAGGAGCGAAATCGGGAGTTTAGTCGGTTGCGAGCTCGGACAGCGGAACTTGAGCGGAAGCTTGCGGAAAAGGAGAGAGCGTTAGCTCCGGCGGCGCTTGACCCTGGACCTAAGCCCACCCTCGAGAACTGTGACTTCGATGCGTCTGCTTACGAGGCTAAACTCGACACTTGGCACGAAAAGCGACGGCAGAAGGAAGCAGCGGATGCTGTGGCGGCCCAGGAGACCCAAAAGGCACAGGGCGATCGGCAGCAGAAGCAGCTCAAGTACCTGAAGTCCAAAGAAGAGATCATGTCTAAACTTCCGGACTACCAGGAACTGGAAACCCTAGTTGCCGCTGGACTGAGTGAAACTCAGAGAGAAGTCATTCTGCACTACGCAGATAACCCTACTTTGGTCGTAGCTGCGCTGGGTCGTAACCCTGAACGGCTCCAGGACTTTGCGGATACAAAGGATTTGGGTGCTTTGATCGCAAAGACTGCGAAATTGGAGGTCCGAACGGAATTGAAATCAAAGACAACTCCTCCACCCCCTGAAAAGAGGATCAGCGGAAGCGGGTCAAAATCAGGCAAGGTGGACACACATTTGGATATGCTGCGGGCGAGAGCGGAGAAAAGCGGAGACTACACAAAAGTCAACGACTATATCCGTGAGAAGAGACGAGCGCAGCGTTGAGGTAAGAACAGATGGCCAATTCTTTTTCGAAAGAGGAGCGCGTTGCCTTTGAGCAACTGCTCCAGGACTTTGAGGATGCTCTTGTTCTGTCAAGGAATGTGGCCGTCTACAAGACGGACCAGACGATGATGGAGCGAACGGGGAACGTCATTTGGCGTCCCCAGCCCTACATCTCGGTTAGCTATTCGGGAACGGATATGACGGCCAACTTCTTGGCCCAGACTCAGATGTCTGTTCCAGCCACCATCGGTTTTCAACGGTCTGTCCCGTGGTCCATGAATGCCACGGAGCTTCGCGATGCACTCCAGGCCCAGCGTCTTGGGGCTTCCGCCAAACAGAAACTGGCCTCCGATATCAACTTGGCGGTTTTGACGGCAGCCACACAGCTGGGCACGCTGGTCTACTCGAGTTCTTCAGCCGCCTCGGGATTTGCGGATGTGGCCAACATCGAAGCGATCATGAATCGTGTTGGCATCCAATACGAGGATCGCTATCTTGCTTTGTCGACCACGGACTACAATGGTCTGGCAAAGGACCTGGCGAATCGTCAGAACATGGTTGATATGACGAAGGAAGCCTACAAGCGCGGATATGTGGGTATGGTTGCGAGTTTCGAGACCTACAAGATGGATTACTCCCTCCGTTGCGGTGTTGCGGCGGGGAGCGGAATCACCATGAGTACTCTGGCGTCTGCGAGCAACTACTATGTGCCGCAGGCCACTGTTACATCCTCGACGGGGCAACGGTCGAATGTGGATAATCGGTTCCAGACCATTACTGTGTCATCCACAACGGGTGTGGCTATCGGGGATGCTTTTACCATAGCGGGTGTGGACGAAGCGCATCACGTCACCAAGCAGGACACCGGGTCTCTGAAAAGTTTCCGTGTGGTCACAGTGCTGAACTCGACACAGTTGGTGATTACTCCTCCTATTATATCCAATCAGGGCGGCTCAATATCCGAGCAGCAATACCAGAATACGGTTGTTTCGACATCGGCGAGTGCAGCACTTGTGTTCCTGAACCTGGCCGCAGCCTACATCAACCCGTTCTGGTTCAAGGACGCGATTGAGATCCTCCCCGGCCGGTACGAAATCCCCATGGATGCTGGAGCCGCTGTGATGAGGGCGACGACAGAACAGGGAATCGATCTCGTTCTTCAGAAGCAGTACGATATCAACACAATGTTGACCAAGTACAGGTTGGACACTCTCTATGGAGTAAATGTACTTCAGCCTGAAATGTGCGGAATTGCATTGTTCAGCCAGTAATAGTGGCCAGGAGCTGAAACTGTAAGGGAAGGGGGCTACGGCCCCCTGTCTATGGCGTAGAAGACCAGTCACTTACCAGGAGGGACAATGCGATACGACATTCGATTTGTGTTCTTGCTTCTGATCGGGATCATAACCCTGAACTCTAAAGCATTCTCGGAAGCGACTCAGATTTACCCCAACGGTAACGCAGTAATTACCGTTCCGGCAAATCAGTATGTGAACGTGTTCACCCAGGGCCAGGGCAACGCCCGCGTCTTTCAGCAAGTGGGAGGCCCAGCTAATAACAACGCTCCCAAGTTTGCGGAGATGACGGGAAGCCCCGTGACCAACGGGGAAGGTGCTTTCGGTCCTTTCACAAATGCCACGACCGTACGGATAGAATCGCAGGCCGATTTCGTTCAGTACACCATCAGTGGAGCAGGAGTAGCCACTACGTGCTTGGTTCCGTACGGTGCATATGCGCGTACACAGTGGCCTCCGGTGACACAGACGACCACGGCCACAGCCTTGTCCACGGATATCATCAACGGTATGGTCATCTATACGAGCACCGCTGGCTCCACCGTTGACTATACCCTGCCAACGGGGACCCTTCTGGATGCGGCCTCCGGTTTGACAATTAACCAGGGTTTCGAGTGGTCTTTGATCAACCTCTCGAGTAGTTCCACCAATACGATCACTCTTATCGCTAGTAGTGGGCATACAATTGTGGGAGACGCCATTACTCAGGCTTCCGCTCAAGCCACAGGGGGTAATGCTTCGCGCTGGTTTACAAGAAAAACGGCGGTCAATACTTTCATCACCTACAGGATAAACTGAGGGGAGTTCTTGGATGCCTACGACTACAGAAACCCCCGAGTCCACAGTTCTCTACATCTGTCCGGGGAACAATATTGGTCCCTCCGGGCATACCTATAACTGGAAGGCAGCCTCCACACAGGCAGATATCGACCTTCTGACCGCAAGAGGGTGGTCTCTGTCTTTGATGGATGCCATTGCTGCCAGCGATCTTGCGGCGCCCTCCCCAGTGGACCAGGCAGCTCTTGCCACCGGAACACCTGCGGAGAAGGCCGCTGCCGCGGAGAAGGCCCTTTCCGAGGCAGCCAGTAAATCACTCACGGCCAGTAACTCTCTGACGGCGGACCAGAAATCTGCTGCGGATGCGACCACTATCCTCACGGCCGCGACGACGGCAGTAGAAATGGCGGAAGCAGTAGTAGCGCAGGCTTCAGGGAAGTTGAACGCAGCTCGAGCTCAAAAAGCAGCTGCTTTTGAAACTTTGCAATCGGCCAATCGGGCTGTGAGTGCCAGCAAAATACGAGCGGCAGCCGCAGAGAAAGAACTATCAGATGCCGCGAGTCGAGCTCTCGCGGCCGGGAACGCAGCGGCTGCAACAGAGAAAGCTCTTTCCGCAGCTACAGCCGCCGCTGCAGCTGTGGCACCCGTCGTAACACCGAAGTCCAAGGGTAAGGTGCTCTGATGGGATGGTCCAAGCTGGATCTTGTCAACAAGGCATTTGCACAAATCGGGTTGGCCAGTTATGTGTTCGACCTGCAGCCAGAACAGCTCCAAGATGCCCTGAGCACCATGGAT